TTTTGAGGATTAATCTTAATTCTTATTGTAACTTCTCCACGAAGACCTACAAAATTCTTAAGTTTAGCAAATAATGGTTTAATCTTTAATAAAATATCCGGAAATTCCAGACCGTCAGGAATCAATTCTTTATTCGCTACGTCGCCTGTTGTCCATCTAAAATTATATAAATCAACAGGTCTTCTTAAAAAACTAGTTATTGAATGAGGTGTATCATCTAGAGTTAAATGGCTCGCCATAGGAGAACTACTTTGATCAATAAAAATCTTAGAATTAGTGGTTACACCTTGAATAAAATAATTAGCAATTTCTTGTTTTGTTTGTAGTGTATTTTCCATATTATTGTTAGCTATTAGCCGAAGCGTTCGCTCATTACATTTAATATTTAAGATGTATAGTGCACGCACTTGTGTGTTATTATAATCTTGTGACAAATAACCGTAATACAAATATATCTTAATTCTAAAAATCCAAATCAGATTCCTGATGCAGAACCTGTACAAAAAGTGTATCATAATCCTCGAAGAGTATTGTAATACCAGGAAAAAGCTTTCTCCACGAATAATCGAAGAAATCCATCAACTGGTTATATTTGTGCTCTCCATGCAATGTCATTTCACGTAATGCAGTTTTCATATTTTCCTCAAGAGCCTCAGCATTTTCTATACTCTGATTTCCGGTACGCCACAAAGATATTTCCTTCACAACATCAATATCTAAGGGAGCAATCCATCTTCTACCATGAGTATTTATCGGCTTAAAGGATCTCTTGAGGAAGGTGACATCTGTTAATTTTCGTAGATCTGGAGGAAGGTCACCTGTTTTCCTCTCATCTGTATATTCCATCCCAATGTATGTAAACAAATTCGTTATCGTTCGCTGGTTGAACCATGGTTGAATTTTTGGATCAATATTAACAACATGATCATCTCCATAAACTGCCAAAATTACCTGCTCGAAAAACTCCGTCAATGAAACCTTTGGTCGTGGTATTGTTGACACCATAATTGTGTGGTATACATTATACCATTCATCTGAGAATTTGTTCAATTTTAACAATCTTGCTCTCAACACCTCAACTTCATCCTTTGATACAACACCAAATAAATGATCTG